AGCGTAACCTCGCTTTACTTTATTGCACTGCAATTTAGCGGAATTATGCCCACATTAAGCCCGTTTTGTCAAAGTTACTTGAACGCCCGAGTTTGCCACCCGTAAGCCCATTTTTCTTGTGATTGGCTGCGCTCGGTGATTTCGAGTAAAAACACGCTGCGAATTGCCTTTACCATGTTAAGCAATACGATTGCCCCTGCCGTGCCACGCTGCTTTAAATACGCATCCAGTGCGCCCAAAGTCATGCGCCCAATAACACCGTCGGGGTTTACGTCAGGGAATGATTTACCCTCTAAATTGAGCGAATTTAAAGCCCGTTGCATTGCTTTGATTGGTTTTGTCTGTCCCGAGTTTACGCCATAGTCGAACATTGCGACCGCTAATTCGTGGCTGCGTTTGTCGATTTCGTCGAATTTTGGGTCGACCCAAAAACGTTGATAATATACCGCATACGCTTGGTCGTATGTCATATTTTTTATGTCGCCAGTATATCCGTACATGCGAGCCGTCGTTTGCGTAATGCCCCATTTCGTTGCGCCCCCTCTATCTTTCGGGTCGTTGGTATATTTGTCCCACCCCTCGGCTTTCATTACGCCGTCGATGATTTCTTTAACGGTTGCCATTGCGTCACCTCTTTTGTTTAATGGCTCGCCCTACGATAGCGAACACAAGAATAATAACTGTGATAAATTGGACGTATTGCGGCGGAATTGTGTCTTTCAATTCTTGCGGTAATAAGTTCCAAGTCGTTAGGATTGCGTCAGGTGCGACTATAAAAATCGACTGTACGAACCCTGCTACGATGATTAGCCAAACGGAAATAAATTTCCAAATGCGGCGGACATCATCTATTAATTGAATCTTTGACATTGTTCAGAATCTCCAACCGTTGTACACGTTCTTTTATTGCTTCGTCTTTTTGCTTTAGCTGTTCGAGTTGAGAATACGACCAACCGATTAGACCGCTACATAATGTCACAAGGAAAATTAAAACCCGACCAATAGTTACGTGTTTTACTAACGTTTCGCTATTACGTTCGGCTTTCTTTTCGATGTCTTCGACTTTTTCGATAACATGGACGATCTTTTTAACGTCGTTAGAAATCTCTTTTAAATCGTTTTTCATTTCGTCCGTAGTCTTAGACAAGTGTTTCGTCTGTTCTTCGAGAATTGCCAGTTTTAAAGCGTCGTTGTTGTCCATACGGGTGCAGTCCGATTCGTGTTTACGGACAGAATAGCAGGCGAGATAAAAGGGCGCAATAAATGGGCGATTAGGTAAAGAAAAAGCCCCATTGCAAGGACTCAAGACAATGGGGCTAGTTCAGGCGTTACAAGCTGCTTACACTCTAACAAGGCAAATATAACAGGCAAATAAAAAAGGTGCAACCATTGGGCTACACCTTTCGATTAAACCGTCGTTAAACGATTATTGAGTACGCCATACGCCTGCGCCTGCAACACCTGCATAACCCCACGGCGCACCGTCTTCGACTGCACGAACGACAAAGCGACGGTTATAACCTTTTTTCGGCACTGTGTCGCCTTTGCGGTTGGTTTCAAATTCGCCCTCGATTTCATACGAATAACGATCATTCGCCGAGGTAACAGTCGAAGCCAACGATTTAGCAGGCTCGGGCTTTTCTTCGCTTACTGGAACGAAGAACGATTGATTTACCTCTAACGCATCAAACGGGTAAATTGATTGCGATACACGACTACGAGTTACTGACGGGATTGCAACGTCCGCAACAATTGCGAAGCTTGGCTTTTCTGCTACTTGTTCCACTTGATCACCTGTATTTTGTTTGTTTGCATAAAGTTCGTTGACGTAGTTATTGCCTGCGTCAGTTGTACGGGTAGCTGTGCCACCTTGACCATTATCAATTGCCGCATTAGCTTCGACAAGACCTGCGTCAAGTAACGCTTTTTGATCTTTACCGCTTGCGAACTCGTAACCGCCGTTACTTGTTGCTGCGAAAATTGTTTCTAAAAGTGCCACTTGCGCTTTTGTCAATTTAGCCATTTTTGAATCCTCTAAGGTTTTGGTTTACTTCGTGATGAAAAAGACTTTATCCGAACCGACGTTACTTGTCAATACATAACTTGTCAAAATTTCGGTTATAATCAGGGTGCAAATTTTGACGTACACCGTCGCAATATGCTTTAACGTTTTGTTGCTCGTCTTGATAGTCCATAGACCCAACAATACTAAGACCAAACAACAAACCTGCAACGGCACAAATGCCGTAAAACGTTTCTCGTTTCATTTAAGTTTCCTTTCTTCGTTAGACCTACGGGCTGCCATTTCTTGCAATCCATCCGTTGCAATCTTTTGGGCATCAATTGCGCTTGTTACAAGGTAGTCTATTTCGTCGGTTACGTCAATACCATTCGTCAATAAAACTTCATTTAATTTTGACAAACGAACCGCCAAAATATCCAACGTCTGAAACAGGACAGGCGCAGCGACAAATAAATCGAAATAACTTTCGTCGACCGAATCCTTGCTAAAAATTGCCTTTTGTTCTGCGACATTCCAACAGAACGCCACACCGTTAGGCGAGTCTTTTGCCGATACCTCAATAAAAGCCGCCGTGTTATACCTGTCCCGTGCGTTCATAAGTCCCGATTTCCTGCGGTCATTAAGTTAGCGTTACAACGTGGCACACTTCCGACACCTTTGCAAGCGACACAATGGCGATACGGTGCGCCTAGTTCGCTGCGGTTGTCGCCGTGTCCTTTGCAATGTGGGCATGTAACAGGCGTTGACTTGTGCCACTCCAAAACGCCGCTAACGGGTTCGCCGTACCAGTTCGTTACAATGTCGTCAGGGTTGCCCATTGCGGCGACATATCCCCTTACATAATCGCCGACGTTGGTTAGCGACATAAAACCACCGCAGCGCAAACATTGCACCTTTTCGCCCAATTGGTACGGCGGTTCGCCTAAATTAAACTTGTGTCGGGGGCAGTTGTCCAACGAAATGCGGTTCGCCTGAATCTCGCTTAACATTTCATTAACCTTTACAGGCTTTACCCGAAAAATGTATAAATCCGACCGAAGTAAATGCGTATTGCTTTCGGTCATATCTTGCCAAACGCCACGGCGGACGAATTGAACCGCCACGCCGCTTTTATATTGTGCCGACGCTTCCACGCCGTTGATTAGTTTGTCATACATGGTTTTAGTCCCATTCGTTATAAGGTTGCGGTTCTTCATGCTTTACATGATAGTCGCCCTTAGCATAATCGTGTAGTTCCATATCCCAAAGCAGTGCTTTAACTTCGGCAGGCAATGTGTCGAAATCCTCGACTTGTTCGTCGTCGATATAATATTCGGTTTCGCCCTCGATGTCACTTTGACCGCCGTCATTGCCGCAATAGCCGACCATAATAACTTGATAATCGACGGCAGTTTCTTCGGCTTCGTTTTCGACTGTGTGACTTACAGTAATTTTATAATGACCCATGACTTAATCCTCTTTGTCTATGCGGTCATTATATCCGATGATTCAATCCGACGCAAGTGTCCGATAAAAATAAAATCCGTTTTCATTTTCACCGAACCGCCACCCGTAAACCTCGTATAAATTCGAGTCAATTTTCGTTAAACGTTTTTGGCTAAATTCTTCGAGGGCTTCGTCCAACGTCTTACATTTTGCGAGCCGTTGCTCGTTTCTGTATAAACGTTCTTTTTGTTGTTGAATGCTCATGCTCTAACGCTAGACTCCTTTATAAATTCCTCGACCGCTTCGTTAAGGCTTAAATAAGTTACAATTGCGTCCCGTGCTTCTCGCCAAGTCTTGCAGGTGACTACGGCGTAACCGTCCCTTTTTAATTCTGCAATGCGCTGTACCTGTTCGGGGCTTAACTTGCCGCCTATTGGCTTTTTCATTTCGATATACAAGCCGCTTAATACATTACTTGTTAAACAAGTGTCTTTAAATACGGCATATAAAGCTGTTTGGTTACGTGACGAAACTACAATCGGAACGGGTAGGAATAAATCGGGAACGCCTTTTCGCACCCCCTCGGCTTTAAGCATTGCGGCGGTTGCTGCGTCACGTTTTCCGCCGTTTGGTATTGCGTAAAGTTTGCTTACGTCTTTATTGATACCCACATTATTTATAATTGCACACCATGCGAATAAAGCCGTTTGGTGTCCGTGTTCGCTGTTCTTTTTGCAAATGTCGTCGGGCTGCGGCGTTGACCCTATAAAATGCCCGTCCATTGCGGCGTAAATTTGATGCCTGAAACTTGCCGAAACGTCTTGCCATTCCACACCGTTAGGGTGCGCCGTTTGAGCAATGAAAATGCCGTCGTTAGGATGATACCAAAGTTTTGAGCGCATTTTTAAACCTCGTTAATGTCAAAGTTAAGAACGGCAGATACTTCGCTTTGGAAAGTATCGAGGAACGCATCAACAAGGCGTAACGCTAACTCGTCGGACATCTTGCCCATGCGCCATAGGTTAAAAGAATGATGCGCCGCCCCTAATTGCATAACAAAGGCAACCGTAGAAATAAAGCCCACTGCGTCCAGTAGTTCCGCTTTGTCAATTTCGTCAAGTTTCTTGGCGCATTGCTCAAGCATAAAGCCCTTGTTTCGTAAGTCTAAATTGTCCATCGTTGAATCCTTATGAAGAAAGAGCCTACATATTAGCAGGCTCTTTGTGTCGGTTGTTAGTGAAATTTAGGTTTTTCTTTTGGCGCATCACGCCCGAATAACTTGTCGAATAGTTCTTTAGGGTCGCCCTCTAGCAATTCGTCTAACGACATGACCGTTACATTGCCTGCAAGACCTTTTAAAATCTCGGCAAGAATGTCGACAGGTGATTTACTCGCATTACGTTTTAACGCTTCGGCTGCAACGTCTAACAGTTCTTTACGGTCTGAAAGTGCTTGACGACAATCATGTCCGAAAGCGTGGGCGGCTCTATGCGCACTTACAAACTTGTCGTTTTGCTGCAAAAGGTCTGTTACTTTGTCGTCGGCTTCTCGCACGAACTCGATAATTAAATCGTTTTGCGCATCTAGCAACGTGGTCGCCACTTTAAGAAAGGTTAAAGCGACTTCTTTATTTTCGCCCTGTTCGATGTCCGCAATAGCTGACAGCATTTGATTGTATAAAGTGTTCATCGTATTGTTTCCTCGTTTTGATGAGTCCTAAGTATAGCGTCGTATTCTTACGCCGTCAACTCAATAACTCTTTTTATTTCGTAATCTTTAAGTAATGGGTTATATGGTTCAACTCTAGCGGCGAACTCGTCGGCACTAGCTTCGGATTGAAAGGCGTAAGCGTAGGCAATTGTCCCAGTTACGCCGACGATAGCAGGGTCGAACGTGTTAGCAGGGCAAGCAAAAACCTGCTGCCCTCGGATTTTAATAACGAATAGAACAATCATATTAAGGCTCGAAATGGAACGGATAACGTGGCGAATGGTCGCCGTTTAATGGACATACTACAAGGTCAGTTATAGGCAATTCGTTCGACGCATTACGCCATTTTGTATAAGTGAAAAATAGCTCGAATTTAAAGCCGTCTTTAACGACCTTAATAACGTTCGCACCCTCGTCGACTTCGGCGCAATTACGCCAAGTATTAGAGCAACAATACACGCCGTTAAACGTCGCTTTCTGTTCACCTTTAACGAAAACAGTGTCATTTTGAACGGCTAATTTAAAGGTCGCATTTTCGACCATGAAGTTAGAAACGAGCATAAAATAACCTCGCTGAATGGGGCTAATTGCGATTTTCACCCCTTTGGGCTAGTACCCTACCTGCCAAGCCCGAACCGTGCGAATTTACCCCAGTTTATGCGGCAAATTTCAAACGTTTTGGGGGCAGGGTTGGGCGAAAAGTCGGTCGACCAGTAAATCGACCAGTTTATTGCGAAATTGTTGCAGCCTTGCAGGACGGTCTACAATTTCGCTAACCATTTCATTGTATCGACCGACGTTAAAACCGTCAAGCATTGTTTTCAAGTGGCGAACAGGATTTCGGGGCGCAATTGGCGGACGTTTCTTTTTATATGGCAACGTCATTCGCTTTTGTAACTTGCATTCTCTTTCATAATCGGCTGCGATTTCTGCGTCGCTTTTCAATTCAGCGAACGCCACTGCGTCCAGTTCTACGCCTGTTCGGACATACAGTTCAATCGCTGCCATGTAGTAATGCAATGGCTGTATTTCGCCCTCGCCTGCCATGTACCAGTGCGCCCACTGGAATTGACAGTCTTTAAACATTAGCCTAGCGAACTGTAAATTTAAGTCGTTTCTTCGTGGCAATTGCAGATAGATTCGTGACCACCCTTGCCCCTTAAATTCATATTCGCAAACAAGCCCGATACTTTGGGCGAATGCTGCGACTTCGTTTATGTGCATGGTTTAACCCTCTGATTGACCGACATAACCGCCATGCGCAAAGCCCTGTAATTTTACAGGCTCATATACGACGGTTATTAAATACGATACGGCGTTATGATTGCGGTCAACGGCAACGGCGGTATGTATCGGACTAAGTTTTCGGTCATTCCCAAACGCTGCTATTTGTTCGTGAAGTTCCGACAACGCATAACCCTTAAAAATTCTTACTGTATTCATGTTTGACCCTCGTTAAATCAGTTTGACAATTATAACACGTTTTTCGATACGGCATATTATGCGATTTACAATTCGGACAAATTTTTATTTTCATAATCCACCTAAAGAAAACGCCGCAATTAAGCGGCTATTTTTAAGTTTCTAAATTTAGATTTCAAATTGTTTTAGCGACTTCGTCGATTACAAAATTGATTCGGTTTAGATGGTTCTTTTTAACTTTCATAACCGCCGCCATTTTAGAACGATTGGCTTGATAGTAAATATTGCCGACCATTTTATAAAGTTCGTTAAATTCGACGTTATGAAGCTCGCAAACAATAACGATCATGGCGTTAATTTCATCTTGTGTGTAATTGTTGATTTTAGCGGCGATTGTTTTTGCTAAAGTTACTTTGTCCATTTCGTTCAACCTTTCAATGTTAGATTTCGTTACCTTATGCGATAATTATACCGACGTTTGAATCCGATTGCAATACCGTTCGTCGGTCTGTCCATCGGTCTGCACTGCCGAAACTACTGCCGAAATACTACGCCGTATTAGCCCTAAACCCTTGTTTTTAATAATAATAATATATAATAATAGTATAATAGTATAAATAGTATAATCAATGTATAATTTTCATCGTATTTTAAGACCGCATTTTAACGCCGCATTCTAAGAACGCATTTATATCCCCTTTTTATCTCTTTTATTTTATAGAAAAACCTACTATCTACTATTTACACTATTCAAAACCTGAAACCATTGCTATGCGTACTTTTGAACGCTCGCCGACGATAGTATTAGGCTTAGTAAACTTCGCACTATTTCAATGCTGAAAATGCGGTCATAAAATGCGACAATCAAAAACCATACTATTTATACTATTCTACTACTGAAAGATAACCCCGAAACAATCATCGGATTTTAATAACGAAATTTTAAGCCGTAATAAATCATCGTAATGAATAACGAAATTAACAGTTATAAATGCGGTTGATCAATGCGACGATACTTTACGACATAACAGACCGATAGAAAGCCAATTTATGAATATAAAAATTATGGTTGACAACATAAAAATATTGCAGTAAATTCGGGGCAGTTCAAAACCTTTACCAATGTGGGCAGCAAAGAAATGTACGATTCAATATGGGCGAATACAGTGCTTGAAATGCTGAAAGAAAAGCCGACGTATGTATCGTATGAAGAAATTGCCGAACGGTCAGGCGTTGGCATCGGATTCATAAATACGTTTGCAACAGGCAAAGTAAAAAGCCCGTCAATAACACGAGTTGAAAAACTTTATAATACCCTGAAAGAAATCAAAGCCGAACATATCGCAAAGGCTCAAGCGTGGGGCGTAGAAATTAATGTTACCAAATGAATTGACGCAATTGCCGCAGTGGGTTGTATGGCGTTTGGAAACTACGCCCGAGGGCAAAGAATTAAAAATCCCTTACCGTCCGCATGAACCTAAACGCCGTGCTTCGTCGAAAGACCCGTTTACATGGGGCAGTTATAGCCAAGCCGTAGAAACCGCATTAAATCCGCAATTAGGTTTTACAGGCATCGGCTTCGTGCTAAGTGAAAACGACCCGTTTTGCTGTATCGACCTCGACGACAGTTTCATTAATCCCCAACGTGCCGAATTACATAAGGACATTGTTAAACGATTTAACAGTTATACCGAAGTGTCGTATAGCGGCTCGGGTGTCCATATATGGGTAAAATCTGATAATCAGGCAGGTAACAAAGATTCGGTAAACGGCATTGAAATCTATACTCAAGAACGTTTTATCGTAATGACGGGCAATGTTGTTCGGGACGTAGACGGCGCAATTGATACCCACATAAAAGACCATGCTTTTTTAGTATCGCAGTTGCGTTCGTCGTTCTGTCTTGCCAAAACAATTGACCTCGAAGAAATCGACATTAAGACCGACAAAACAGACGATGAAATATGGGCATTGGCAAACCGAAACCCTTTATTTATCCAATTGTTTAACGGCACGTATGACCAAAGTAAACTAGGGAAATCCGAAGCCGACCTTGCTTTCTGTAACTGTCTATCGTGGTTCATGCAAGACAGGGATAAAATATTTTGGGCGTGGAAACAGTCGGCTTTATATCGTGATTATGCCGAGCGCACAATGCTAAAATATACGATAACCGAATCATTTAACGAAGTTGTCAAAAAAATAGATAACTCGGTTTTAATTGAAAAGATGAAAACCGAAATCGAGTTCCAAAAAGAACAGACCGCCATACACGAAACGGAAATCGAACCGATGCAGATACAAGCCGAACAGTTACCAATGCCGCAGGGGTTAATGCAAGAAATCACCCGTTTTATTTATGAAGCTGCGCCGTTGCCAGTGTACGAAATTGCCCTTGCAGGTGCGTTGTCGTTAATGGCAGGCGTTTGCGGTCGGGCGTATTCAATCAGTGGCACGGGTCTAAATTTATACACGGTTTTATTGGCGGAAACTGGACGGGGTAAAGATGCGGCGGCGAGTGGCATTTCGACGCTAATGTCTAAAATCCCAATTCCAAACGCCCGTAACTATATATTGCCGTCGTCCATTGCTTCGCCGCAGGCATTGCATAAACATTTATCGAAACAACCGTCGGGGCTTGCATTGTTCGAGGAGTTCGGCTTAACGCTGCAAAAGTGGACGAGTAAAAAGGCGAACCCCAATACCGAAGAATTTAGAAAGCTTGTCTTGCAACTTTATTCGTCGTCGTCACAGGGTAAATTTTTGTCCGAAGCAATCCATTCGGATAGCGATAAAAACAGTAAAGCGGTCGAACGCCCTGCATTCTCGTTTTTGGGCGACGCTACGCCGTCCACGTTCTACGGCGCACTTGACGAGGGGCTTGTCGGCGAGGGTCTGTTATCTCGGTTTACAGTTATCCAGTATAAAGGTCATCGGGTCTACGATAATCTCGAACGTAAGTTACAACCGTCGCAGTATCTTGTATCTGCGTTTACAGATTTAATCAGTTACGTTATTCGACTCGAAGCCAATAACCAAACGTGTAACGTGGGCATGACACCCGAAGCGGAAAGGCATCAACAAAAATACTCGAAGCATGTTACAAAACTTATTAACGAATCGCACGATAGCACGGTCGAAATGTGGAACAGGGCGAACTTAATGGTTTTACGTTTAGCCGCATTACACGCCGTTAGTGTGAATTATATGTCGCCAGTTGTTGACATGGATAGTCTTAATTGGGCAATTGCTATCGTCGAAAGCTCAATCAGTAGCTTTAAAACGGAACTGGATAGCGGTAACGTTGGCGAAGCACATAGCGACGTAAGACAAATTAACGACGCAAAACGTAAGATTAAAGACTATTACGTTAAGTCATACGAATCATGTGCTAAAAGCTATCGTGTTCGTAAAGACATATACGACGCTAAAATTATCACGTATTCATATTTGCATAGCAGTTTAACGAAACTAACGTCGTTTAGAAAGGACAATTTAAAAGCGACGGACGTTTTGAACAAAGTTATAACGGCGTTGATTAGCAACGGCGATATAAAGCTTTTATCCGAGCAAGATATGGCGAAGCATAACTTTACGGGTAAAGGTTATATTCTTGTCAACATGACATTATTGCAGTAAATCCCCACATTATAGAGGAAATCAAAATGACGAACGTAAATGCGACTTTAACATTTAGCGCAGCCGCAAATTACCAAAAGGATGCGTTACGCACTAAATCGGACGCTTATTTTGGCGCAAATTATAGCCGTAACGTCTTAACTAATTACTTGGGCTTTGTTTCGGATTATAACGAGCAACTAGACCATATTAAAAAAGGTATGTTTTACGGTCGCAACTTGGGCGAACATACGCCAGTATTGCCAAAGGCGGCTAGTGTCGAAACTAACGACCGAAAGTTAATAGACTTAATTCATGCTATTATTGGCGTAAACACCGAGGGCGGCGAATTAGCGCAGCGTCTTTTAACCGTCATTAATCGCCGAAATGAATTGCCTTTATTTGAAGAAAATACGACAAGCATTTTAACAAAGGACGATACAGTAAATTTATTTGAAGAACTGGGCGACGTTCTTTGGTATGTTGCAATCGCAGCCGAAGCGTTAGACGTTACCATTGATCAAATTATGACGGCGAACATTAACAAACTTAAAAAGCGTTTTCCTGAAAAATTCACTCAAGAAAAGGCTAACGTTCGGGACATCGAAATCGAGCAAAAAACTTTAGAAAAAGACTTGACAGCATGGGACAACGGCGGTAAAGTTGAACCATCGAAACAAACAACGAAACGAGCGTCGAAATGAATACACAAGTTCAAACAATGGATTTTAGCCAAGTATCTAACGATAACCTTATTACAGGTTGGTCGGATTTAAAAGAACAAATGAACCGCTTGAAAGCGCAAGAACTCGAAATGCGAAACGAAATTATTAAACGTTTCTTTTCTCGTGATCTTGACAAAGAGGGGACTATTAACCACGAATTAGGGCGAGGGTGGAAACTTAAAGCCGAGTTCAAAAAAACTTATGGCTTCACTACGACCGAAGACTTGAACGCAGCTTTAGACAAACTCGAAGACCAAAGCCCTGAATTTAAGTTATTGGTCGAACGTCTTGTCGGTTGGTCGCCTAAGTTGTCGGTCAGTGAATATAAAAAATTACCCGACGATTTCCGCAAGATCATCGACGAGGTTATCGTAATCAAGCCGTCACAGCCTACCGTAACGCTTGTTGAACCTAAAACCAAATAGGTGAAGTATGAATAAAAACGACCTACGCCCTGCCGACTTTTACGCTAAATCATACGGCGTTAAAATGCTCGCATACGGGGCGGCAGGCTCGGGAAAAACGCCGCTAGTGGCTACCGCACCCCGTCCCGTAATGGTGGCAACCGAAGCAGGGTTATTGTCGCTTCGTGGGGTGCAACACGTACCAGTATATCAGGCGAATACATACCCGAAAATAAAAGAGTTCTTCGACTGGGTTTTTAAATCCAACGAAGTAAAGCAATTCGACACGATAGCCGTTGACTCGGTTAGCCAAATGTCTGAAATTGTCCTCGATTACCATTTAGGACGCAACAAAGACGGACGCAAGGCTTACGGCGAAATGGCTAGGGATATGCTAGAATGGTTGCAAGGCTTGTATTATATGCAAAATAAACACGCCTATTTAATTGCAAAACAGGAAATCGGCGAAGAAGAAGGCATACAAACGAAGCGTCCTTACTTCGCAGGTCAAGAACTAAAAATAAAAGTGCCGCATTTGTACGATATTATTGCGCATGTTGGAATGGCAACCATTCAAGGAATGCCAACGCCGCAAAGAGCAATTCGTACAAGTCCGTCGTTTGGATTAATAGCTCGTGACCGTTCGGGTAAACTCGCAGAATTAGAGCCGCCCGACTTAACGAAATTGTTTGCTAAAGCTATGGCTTAACAGTGCCTTAAACTGTAATTAACGTTAATTTAAACCTTTTGAAAGGATAAAATCATGGCTCAATTAGTCGCAGCATTTAACCCAACACAATTCGACCCGACACAAGGTTCGTCGTCTTTGCCAGTTGGTAAACATAAAGTAATTGTGAAGTCGTCCGAAGTTAAACCAACGGCAGACGGTTCAAACGGTTACTTGCAATTAAACCTTGAAATCATCGAGGGGCAATATCAGGGGTTAGAGGGTGCGTACCGTCTAAACCTTTACCATCAATCAAAACAAACGAGCGAAATTGCACACCGTCAATTATCGGCTGTTTGCCATTCAATCGGCTTGTTATCTGTTATTACGGATTCGGCGCAGTTGCATAACGTGCCTTTCATCGTCGAAGTTGCTTTACAAAAAGGCGAAGCAGGTAGCGAAAAAGGTTACACCGAAGTTAAAAAAGTTTACGACGTAAACGGCAATGAACCGAAAGCAGGCGGCAACAACGTACAAAACGCTGTAAGCCAAGCGTCACAGCCTGCACCGAACAACAACGGCGGCGCATGGGGTGGCGGACAACAAGGCGGCTTTAATACTGCAAGCAACGTACCGCCGCCACAAGACAACCAACAACAAAACGGCGGCTTTAATGGTCAACAACAAGGCAACCAAAATGCAGGCGGTTGGGGCAACCAAAATGCAGGCAATCAGCAACAGAACAACGGCGGCAATCAACCTGCATGGGGTGGCGGCAACCAAGCGCAAGGCAATGGTAATCAACCTGCATGGGGCAACGGTGGCGGACAACAAGGCGGCGGTCAACCGTCTTGGGGTCAATAATCCTTAAATAGCTAAAAGGGTGTGATGCGTCACGCCCTTTTTTATCATTCACATATTTAGGGCGAATTTATGAAAGTTGACTTAAAACAAAATGGCATTCCGAAAATGCTAGCGAAACGCATTAACGAGGATATAGACCGTTGGGCGCAAAACGAATACGACGACGGACACCGCAGCCATTTAGGTGCGTCGTTGATTGGTGACGATTGTATGAGAAAATTACAATTCGTTTTTCGTTGGGTTAAGCATGAAAAATTTACAGGTCGTCAGTTGCGTTTATTCCAACGTGGACACCGTGAAGAACATATATTCACCGAATACCTACGGGGCATTGGATGCGAAGTTTACCCATTCTATGACGACGCATTAATCGAACGTTTAGGGCTTACGAACAAGCCGAACATTGGTGCAAGCGAACCCGATAGCGCAAACAAAGGCGCAAGACAGTTTAGAGTTATCGGCGCAAATGGACACTTTGGCGGCTCGCTTGACGGCATCGTATATTTACCGCCCGAGTATGGTTATGACAAACCGCTTTTACTGGAATATAAAACGAACGGAACGGGCGCAGGTTTCAACAAACTAAAAGATAAAGGCATGACCATTGCCAAACCAACGCACCATACGCAAACAAACGTTTACGGTTTTGCTTACGAATTAGAGTTCGTTTTATATCTAAATGTCAACAAAAACGACGATGATTTATATATCGAAATTATGCCACTTCATGCAACGTTTGGCGAACAACAGTTCCAAAAGGCTGAAAGAATTATTACAGCGTCCGAACCGTTAAGCCCGATTTCTAAATCGGCTGCGCAAGTCCCTTGTTGTTACTGCAACTTCAAAGACGTTTGTTTTAAACAAGAATTGCCCGAAAAGAATTGCCGAAGTTGTAAAAATTCTGTACCTATTGACGGGGGGCAATGGGGTTGTCGTAAGTGGAACGCAATAATTCCAAGCAAACAAGACATTTTAAACGGCTGCAACGAGTGGACACCATTTATTAACGGGTAATCAATATGCAACTTCGCTTTTATCAACGTGAATCTATCGACGCAATTTATAACTACTTTGATTCGGGCAAAAAGGGTAATCCAGTTATTGCCCTGCAAACGGGTCTAGGTAAAAGCGTCGTACTGGGTGGGGCAGTGTGCGAAATTATGCACCGCTTTCCGACTCAACGCTTGATTATGGCGACGCACGTTAAGGAATTGGTCGAACAGAATGCCAGTAAATTAAATAAAATGTGGGCAAGTGCGCCCATTGGTATTTATTCGGCAGGCTTGAAGCAAAAAGAATCGTATGCGCCTATCGTGTTCGGTTCTATTCAATCAATGGCAAATAATCCCGAACTGTTCGGACATCGGGACTTATTGTTCGTTGACGAATGTCAACTTGTAGGCGATAAAGCTAACTCGCAATATGTTTCGTTTATTGCGGCGTTAAAATCTGTCAATCCCCACATTAAAACGATTGGGCTTTCTGCCACACCGTACCGCATGGGAATGGGCATGTTGACGGACGGGGAAATTTTTACCGACGTAATTTATGACACGACTAATATTAACGGTTGGTCGAGAATGATTGCCGAGGGTTATTTATGTCCGCCAGTGTCGAAAGCTACGTCCGAATATTTAGGGACGGACGGCGTAAGAAAACAAGACGGCGATTATAATTTAAAGCAGTTACAAAACGCCGTAGATACTTCCGAAAAAACGTTTAAATGTTGCGTCGAATCAATCGAGAAATGTTACGACCGTCACAGCATTTTAGTTTTTGCAACAGGTATCGAACACGCCGAACACGTTGCCCAAACGCTTAACGCACTCGGTCAAAATGCCGCTTTCGTACACTCGAAAATGAAAGACGCAGACCGTGACCGAGTTATTAAAGACTTTAAAGAGGGTCGCATACGTTGGCTTGTTAATAACGGCATTTTAACAACGGGGTTCGATCATCCGCCGTTAGATGCAATCATAATGCTACGCCCAACTTTAAGCGTCGGCTTATGGGTTCAAATGGTTGGGCGTGGGACTCGCCCCTACGATTTCCGCATGTTAGACCAATACGTTAAGGGCTTCGAGTATGTTAAACAAAATTGCCTTATTTTAGATTTTGCACGTAACACGGACAGATTGGGCGCAGTTAATGACCCAATTAAACCACGTAAAAAGGGCGAAGCCAAAGGCGACGCACCCGTAAAAATTTGCCCGAAATGTGGAACGTATAACCATGCTTCGGCTAGATACTGCGGCGGCGAACCTTTCCCGACTTTCGGCGGTTGCGGACTCGAATTTATTTACGACCCGAACGACAAGCTTTATCATCATGCTAGTGAAAAGCCGATTTTAGTGTCGGACTTGCCTATCGTTGAAATGATGAAAGTAACCAAAGTTTTGTACTCGGCGCATAATAAAAAAGATATGCCGCCGTCAATGAAAGTTACTTATATTTGTGGTATAAAGCAGTTTACGGAATACGTTTGTTTAGAGCATTCAGGAATAGCGCAGAAAAAGGCGTTTAAATGGTGGACGCAACGAACGGGCTACGAGGGCGACCAAATGCCTACAACGGCGCAAGCGGTGAATTACTCGTCTAATTTGCCAATGCCTAACCGTATAAAAGTTTGGACTAATAAACAATATCCCGAAATTATGAGTTACGAATTTTAAAGGTGTCCTATGTCGGATAAATACGTCGATATGAATATAAATTTATTGTTAAAACGTTCCGAAACAGGTGTCGAAAAGTACGGCACAAATTTAGAACGTGAAGACCTTAAACTTAATGACTGGATTCAGCATTTAATTGAGGAAATGTTAGACGGCGCAAATTATGCCCAAGTCGTTAAAGACAAGTTACATTTAAGTCTTGAATCGGCATTCAAAGAGGGTTTTAAAATGGGTCAAGAACAAGACATTTACGAGCCTATTTGTTGTTGGCGTTCCGTCGACGAAGCTTGGGCGAATAGCGACACATTAGCCAATATTGAGGGCAAAGAATGAAAACGGGATTTAATTTTAAAATCGCAGTCTTAAAAACGTATCTTGTGACCAGTCAATACGACATCGACAAAATACCGAAGTTAAAAGGCACGTACACAATGCCCGAAATGAACGGGGCGACCGCTAAAGCGTGTTATATCCATAACGCAACGACGGGCGAATCTGCTATCGTAGTTTGTTATCCCGATATGATCAAACATGAAGCCATTGCCGTAACTTCGACTTTGGTGCATGAAGCTTGCCACGTATGGGACTTTAATAAAGACCATTGGGGATATGGCAACGACACCGAATTACATGCCTACGCCGTCGAAAGTATATTTAACGGTCTATACGAAATATATGCTAAAATGTATCGTCGTAATCTTATAGAGGATTGAGGTATGACAACCAAAACCGTAAAGGAAAGAGCAAGGAAACCGAAAGCGATTAACGCTGCGCAAGGCTTAATAGACGCATTAAAATTCGTTTTACCTGCAACAAAGAAAAGCGAGCATTTATTCCAAAAGTATGTAGTGATTGACAACAAAACGCTAATCGCAAATGACGGCGTTTTATCAATCGGCGCACTAATTGAAGAAGACATAACGGCATGTCCTCGGGCGGATATGTTACTCGCTGCATTAAATAAATGTGGCGAAAAGTTTAGCCTAACCGTTGAAGACAGTCAATTATGCGTAGTTTCAGGCGAATATACTGCATATATCCCATGCCTGCCACTTGATCAAATGCCGATAACGTTTAAAAGCGAGCAAAGCGTAACGGCAAATGAAAGCTTGAAAAAAGGCTTTCTTGCTGTCATGGATTTAGCGAAAGAGGGTTCGCCGCATGTTATGACCGCATCGTTATGGCTGCGCTCTAACAGTGTGACCGCCGCAAACAGTACAATGATTAAAGAGTATTGGCACGGTTTAAATTTACCTGCGTGGGCGATTGTCCCGAAATTAGCGGCGCAATGTGTGGCGAAAAGCAATAAAACTTTAATCGGGCTAGGCGGCTCGAAAGACTCTATTACGTTTTGGTTTTCGGACAGGTCGTTCATTTGTGCGCAGACATTCGCAGACGGTTGGGCGGACGTTGACAGCGTTCTAAATCAGCCGACGAATGCAATGCCGTTACCCGATGATTTTTGGAAAGCCCTAGAAACTGTACTTTCGTTCGGCGAATCCGAAAAAGTTTGCTTTGATAAAGTCGGCATGTCGTCAGAATCAGGCAAGGCTATATTTGAATTGGACGGCGTTAATTACGGCGCAAAGTTTGACGGTAAATTATTGAAAGCGTCAAAAGAATACATACGCCGAATTGATTGCCAAACCCATAGGAATAAACTATACTTTTTTGGTGAAAATTTAAGGGGCGTTTTAGGGGGTGAACCGATATGACGTTATTCAATGCCGAATCATTAGTCGTTAATAAACGTTCTAAAAATAAGCCGAAAGACATACCGAAAGTATTAAAACATTTTCCAATTGTTAATAAGCCGTATGTCGAATTTAACGACCTAGAATTATATGCGGCTCGTGGTTCGACGTTGACCTTTGACATTGAAACGTATAAAAACTATTTTTTAATAGCATTTAAATGCGTCGAATCGCACAAAGTTGTAACGTTTGAAAAATACGGAAATGTTGATTTAGATGCAAATAAACTCAATTGGGTTCTGTTTAACTTTCGGCTTATATCGTTTAACGGCAACAAGTTCGATATTCCGCTTGCTTGGCTCGCAGTCTTCGGCAAGCCTATTTATACAATTAACGAAGTGGCGCAAAAGCTAATTTTTGAGGACAATTATAGACCTCGGGACGTAGCGAAAGAATTTAAATTCACAATGCCCACATTAAACCATATTGATTTAATCGAACTCGCACCGTTACAAGCGTCGCTTAAAACGTACTCGGGTCGACTTCATGCGCCGAGAATGCAGGATTTACCCTATGACCCGTCGAAGCTTTTAACACCTGAACAAATGGTCGACGTTCGCCATTATTGTGTAAATGACCTTGATAACACCGAATTATTATTCCGCAATCTATCGGCGGATATTTCATTACGTGAAGAATTGAGCGCAGAATACGGGCAAGACTTGCGAAGCCGAAGCGACGCACAAATTGCCGAGTATGTTCTATCCGCCGAATGCGCAAAAATAAACGGTTTTCATGCGTTCACGCCTAAGATTGCCGTCGGTACGATTTATAAATACCAACCGCCTGAATTTATCCACTTTCAAACGCCAATGATGCAACGCATTTTTAACGATCTGCTCGAAGCGGACTTTGTTATTATCGAGGGCGGTGCGCCGAAGTGTGCATACTTGGACGGTTTAAAAATCTCGATAGGCGATTCGGTTTATCGCATGGGTGTCGGCGGCTTACACTCGTCCGAATCTTGTGTCGCATATAAAGCCGAAAACGGTTTCCTTTTAATCGACAGGGACGTTGCCAGTTATTACCCGTATATCATCCTGAATAATAAATTTTATCCTAAGCACTTGGGCGAAGCGTTTTTAACAGTCTACCAAACAATCGTAGACCGTCGAATATATGCGAAACACTTGTCGAAAAGTGAAGACAAAGAAATCGCAAAAGCCAACAAGAAAACCGCAGACAGTTTAAAAATTACGATTAACGGTTCGTTTGGTAAACTAGGGTCGAAATGGTCGAAGCTATATAGCCCCGACTTGCTAATCCAAGTTACAGTAACAGGGCAATTGTGTTTATTAATGCTCATTGAAATGTTAGAACTAAACGGCATTAAAGTTGTATCGGCGAACACGGACGGCATTGTAATTATGCCACACGAAACGCAGGTCGACCGCTTAAATGAAATCGTTACAATGTGGGAAAACCTAACCAATTTTGAAACCGAAGAAACACGTTACAGCGCATTATATAGCCGTGACGTTAATAACTATATTGCCATTAAAGAGGGCAATAAGGAATATAAAGGCAAGGGCGTATTCGGTGAAACAAACCTTAAAAAGCAACCGACTAACGAAATTTGTGCAAAGGCAGTCGCAGCGTATTTAATGGACGGCACACCGTTACGCAAGACAATCGAAGCAAGCGAAAATTTGACCGATTTCTTAACAGTGAAAACAGTCAAAGGCGGCGCACATAAAGACGGTTGGCTATTGGGTAAAGCAATTCGTTGGTATTATGCTTACGACGTAGACGGGACAATTAACTATATAATGAATGGTAACACCGTACCAATGTCCGAGGGCGCAAAGCCTTGTATGGATTTACCGCCGTCGTTTCCTAGCGACGTAAATTATGACCATTATGTCGACATTGCTAACGGAATGCTTCACGATATGGGTGTCTTTAAAAAATAGATGCCGATTCTAGGCGATTTTTCGGGGGTAGCCGCTACGGTTGCCCCTTTTCCGTTAGTACCCTACCTGTTTACACATTGGACGCAAACGGTCACGGTTACAGTGGTTTTTATGGTATCTGCTGTACACCCATTTAGCAAGATCATCAAAATTAAATAACGCATTCAATCACCCATAAAAAAGCCCTGTCTATTGGGGAATAAACAGGGCATAAACCTAGAGGAAAATTTAAATCAAAACGAGTAAAGCCATTATATACAGGTCTAAATTATTTAGCAACCCAACCAGTGTTACCCGTCCCCGACTCTTTAACATAAAACGAAGTTGCTGCGCCGCCGTCTGTTCGGCTGTATATGCTTCCAATACCTGCCGTTACTGCACCCTCGGGACTGCCCGTTCCACTGAAAAAACCAACCGTCGAAGTTAGCATATACGATTTAAATGTAGCTTTCCCTGTAGCGTCAACATTAGCAACGTCCGCACCGCTTGAATTTTGAATAACGAATTTCGCATCGGTGTCATTGTGCAAACGAGTAATGAAACGATTGTCTACGCCTGCCTTGCCGATGATCATGCGAAGCAAGCCCGCAGCGTCCACGATTGACGTATAGCCGTCACCTGCGAAGAAAGCCGCAGGCGCAATAATCATAGTTCTATCGTCTGTTAAATCGGCGTTTCGTATCGCAGTTTGACCGACTACAAGGTAAATCGAACATACAGGAAATACGCCGAAAGGTAACGCAGGCGGTGTCGGCGTAGCGGCTTCCGTACCTGTCACACGTTGAAACGAACGTAAATTTAAATCGTAATAAACTCGGTCAATTCGGGGGTTAGTCGTTGGCGCACCGATACCCGTTAAATTTTGCGCAGGTACGACAGTCCCATCCATTAAAAGACCTGCTTCAAACGTTACGCCCATTGCAGGCGTTGCCATTTCACGAGGGGCGAATTGTTTGCCTGTTTGGGCTAGAACGTCGATAGAGTTGTCGATATTAGCCTTATAAGTTGCCGCATCTTGCGCCGTAAAATCGGGCTGTTCAAACTTTGAAACTGTCATTATGTAATATCCTCAATTGTGCCATTGAAACCAGTTAAAACAACGCCTTGCGGCTCGCTGTGGGTAGCATTAAAACCGACCTTTGTATTAGCGTCTTTTGGTAAAGTAAAGTCGCCGCTTTTGTAGTCTACTTCGTCAAAATAAGCAAGTCTAGCGACGGCATAAATTTTCGGTAATGCGTTCGGCACTTCGGGCGCACGATGCCAACCGAGTGAACCCGAAACCCTAACGGTTCGACCTGCCACAATATAGGACGAATCTTTCCGCAGGTAACTAATATCGGGGAACGGTTGGGCGACCATCATGTCGAAAACTTCCCAACCGAGTTCGGACGCAAGCCGTTGGGATTGACTGACCGCAAGATTAGGCTTGTACCAAATTGCCCCCGTTAAATCGCCGTCATATTTATTCAATGAAAGCGATTGTACTAGCGTCCCAGTAACGGCACGGGCAGGGCTGAACACCGAATCCCAACCGCCGAAAATACCTGCTTTCGACATGAAACGAGCAATATAATAACCGTCGAGTAATTGGCGTTGTACTCGGGTCGTAGTCTGCGGCATTGGTATCGTGGCGATTTCAATTGCATTTGTAGGGTCGCTTTGCGCTGCCCACATTAATTGAACATAATCCGCATTAATCGCAGTCGGCGCACTCCATGCAATATCGACATACAGGTTATTTACAATCGTCGCCGTAATACCCTGTAACGCTTCGGGGATTTCACCGCCCGAACCTGTAACGATAATCGTATTAGACGGCGTTGGCTCGCTTCGGTTTTCAAATGAATTTACGACTCGAATGTAACCGATATACGTGTCGCCTGCTGTTAAGCCCTCGGTCATATAATAAGTCGTATTTCGCCCGTTGACGAATTTATAATCCGAATCAACAGGGTTAAGCGGATACTTTGCGTATGCAATTTCGTAACCAACGCAGTAAATGTCGTTTGATTGCGTCCAGTCGAAACGGACACGGGGTTCGCCTGTTTGTTGGTTGACTGCCGTCAAACCTGAAACCGCAATTAATGACGCAGGGGGGTTCGGTATTGTAACGTCAGGTTTAACAATTGTACCGCCGCCCGTAATTGGTTTAATGTGCATATCGTCGCTATAAATGTCGTCGCTATATTCAGTTAAAACCAATTCAACGCCGCCCGATTCTGTACCGCTTGGGGGTATCATTTTCCAGTCGGTCACTTGGAAAAGCTTGTCGACCCATCCGAGCATAGGCAGATTTAACGGTATAACGTCCCATACTTCATAATTAAAGCATGTCCACTTACAAGGCAAAGTAATCGTTTTTTCAAGTCTTGCACGGCGTAGGAAAATAGTAGCCAAACGCTGCGCCATAATTGGCGACGTAGTGAAGTTTAAAACAATGTCCTTATATTGTTCGATACCGCCGTCCTGTGCGACATATTCCTCGCCGCTTACAGGCGGAAAGTCTGAAAACTGCCAATTGTTCGTACTGTCTAAGAACGTCCCTTTAATACCGTTAAAACTTTGGTCGGTTGGGGTTCTCGGTTGTAACGTCGGGTTACTTCTTAAATCGTCTTGCGTAAGTGTACGGGCGACAGGTGTACGAGCCGCCCCGACGTATATGCGGTATTTTCCTTGCGTCCAAACGACTGTACCTGCCGAAGCCGCAAGCATTTGATTGATTACGTCGCCGTTTTTGGTAGACAGTTCGACAACGCCGTCGATTGTATAACGTCCGTCGCATAATGAGCTAGCCATTTGCGCAGGCGTTTGGTCGCAAATATCCGCCGCAGCGTCTACGCTTTCCCAGTCGATTTCGTCGTCAGTGGCGTTTAAACCGTCAACCGAGCGCATAAAATCAATGGTTGCTAACGCCGCATTATTAGACCATTGCGTCGTGCCTGTTCTATGGTCGTATAACGGTTTCCCCTTAACGTCAAACGTAATGTTTGGTCGACCGTTTTTATAAATCGTTTTATCGAATTTAAGTTTTACAACGGCGTAAGCGCATCCAGTTAAAATACACTTGCTTGTATATTCCTCGAAAGTTTCTACAAGTTGAGGGTCGGCGACTGTCTGCGAGCCGTCATAGTACCACCAATCGAAATATCCGCTAGCGACTTCGCTTGCGGCTTCTCCATTAAAATACATTGCCGTTATTTCAGTGATTCGATGCGCCGCAATTGCAACCACCAACCATAAATACTCGTGACCGTCGCCGCTTACGTTCGCATAAGTAACAACGCCCGAAATACGGGCTTTACCGTAAACCATTCGTCTAGGTGCGTCGGACGCAAACGTCAATTGTGTTGGGTTCGTTTGGTATGTTGTCGCAGGCGAGTTCGCAGACGGTACGCCCGACGTTTTACTCGCTAAATATAACGACGCACCGACTGCAAGCACTGTACCGATAACGATTGCCGTTGTCGTCCCAATGATTGCCGCCCCTGCCATGATAACAATAGGGATAATCGCAGGCATTTATCTAAATCTCCAAGCGTCTTTTAATGTCAAGTCATTACCCAAACGGGCAAGACCACGGGGCTGTAAACATACATAAATCGAATTACGCCAATAAACACCCATTCCGAAACTTTGGTCTACTTGGCAACGTTGTTTAATCATTCGGCTAAAATCGACGCTTAATATATCGCCGTCTTTCAGTTCGTTATTTTCGACACGTTCTGCGCCGTATTCTTCGGCAATTTGTAAAAACGCATCCCGTACCGAATTAGTCCCAAAGCGTTCACGTAGCGAAATGCTTGCCGTAGTTGTATCGACATAATGGGCGACGCTTTCCATTGGGTTATACCCACATTGTACTTTAATTGCACCGCTTGCAAATAGACAGCAATCAAACTCGCCCCATTTGAATAGCCTGCCCTCGCAGTAAATCATATATTGATCTAAGTCCATTATCCGCCCCATGTCAGTTGTAAATTAGCCAACGCCGACATAAATTTAAATCCGTCGTCGTCAGGGTACTTGTTTTGCTGATCTTCGTTAGTATAGCGAGTATTAACGGATTTCGCCCAGTTAATTAAACGACTCGAAGCCGAAGCCGATACCGTAATAATTTGACCGATTTCCATTGCTAACGAATCAATCGTCCCACCGAACCAAAGTATTAAATCGGTCAAAGGTTCGTTAAATTCATTAAATAACATGACGTAAACCTTGACGGCTTTATTACGGGTATTTTGGTTCGCTACATAATCCGTCATGTTTGCAGGTATTGCCGTTAATGTAAATTTCATCGACGGGGCTACCGTTCCAGTTTGGACATTATATTCGGAAATTGCGCCGACCGTAATTAATCCGTAAAACTCTTTGCCGTCGGCTGTTATTGTCCTGTCTGCCGTACACGCTCGGAAAAATCCGTCGTCGAACTCCATTTCGATAAAGAAAACGGGGCGAACAATGTTTCCAGTAAATGCGGTAATATTGAGCATAATTATTGCCCCCATTCTAGTTTTAAACTTGGCATCGAACCCATAAAAATAAATCCGTCGTCGTCAGGATAGCGCACTTTTTGAAAGTTGTCCGTGTATCGTGCTTGGGATGCCCTAGCCCAGTCCGCAAGACCCGAGCGCACACGAATGGCAATAGTAGCGGCGTTGTTTTCAAACTGGATATTATTGTCCAATACGTCACCCTCACCGATGATTTTAGGGTCGGTTATCATGTAGCCCGAATTGTCAACAAGCGTTAAAAACATGGTTACTTTTTTATTACGCAAGCTTTCGGCGGCTTCTTCAACAAGTAATGTGGGGATGCCTTGCAGCGTCATTAGCCAACCACTTTCGCCGCCTGCCATGTTCTCGATTAAAGGTTCGAGCGCACCCAACGACGCAACACCATAATAAACATTACCGCCGTAATTAATATTTTTATCACCCGAATTAATGAACGTATCGTCGCCAATTTTAACCATAAAAACAGGTCTAGTAATTGAGTCGTCAATATGATCAATTTGACGAAGTGGCGTTAATGGCGGTTGTACGGCAGGCTGATTGCCGATAACTGAATCATCGTATAGAATGCCGTCACGAATTACCTGCGGATATGCCCAAACGTAAATATATGGGATTTCCCATTCGATAGCGTTACGAGTCGCAATGTTCATCGAAGCCCAAACCCAAGTTTGGTATGCCGAATTTACAAACCCAATGAAATAATGTACAACGTCCAAAGGATAGCCCAAACGGTCGACGGCTGCCTCAATCGTAAGCGGCAATAATTCAAGTTCGCCGTTAATAATCCAGTCGTAATCCTCAATTTGAACAAAGTCATAATTCGGATAAATCCAATAATTAATAGGAAAGTTAATAATCCGCAAAAATTCAGACGTAGGGTTCATAATCTGCGGTGTAAAAAATAGTAACGTCGCTTCGCTGTCAGGATAAACATTTTTAACGTAATCCCGAATATGGTTAGTTGACTGTCCCAATTTATCGCCCAACCATTCTAAATATGGCAATTGCTCGGGCGTAATCGGTTGCCGATAATCGGTATAATACGGCGTTGGTACGTCGTTACCTGTTTCGGCTTTATACATTGATTTCGTAAGCTCGTCATAAATACACGGTGCGCCGTTCGTATATGAACCATCCCACCACCACGGTTCGCCGATCTGAAACATTAGCTTTGTTATGCCTGCTTCGTCTAGCAATTTAAGCCCGTGGTTAATGACTCGCCCCATATAATCCAATACTTCCGTGTTGGTAATAACAATAAATGACGACGGCGGCGACCATCCCGAAAGCGCAGGCGAGCCGAAAGCGTCCCTTTGTTTCCATTCTTCGGGCATATAGCTATTAAGGATTTCGTAAGAAGTTGACCAAATGAAAGTATAACCGTAGGTCTGCATTTGCTCGAACAAATTGCGACACCAAACGACAGTAGGGTAATTTAACGGTTCTTCGGCATCTTTGACGACTTTATTAACGAACTCGACCGCCCCACCAGTCGAAAAAGCTTTAAAGTAGTGGGACATCCCCATATAGATTGTAAAATGACCCCGATAGCCTAGATTGTAAGTGTTATCGACTTGACGGTACGGCGTAATATTGTATGTATCATCGTAACCGCTTGTCATTTCCATTCGGTGAACAGGCTGCGGATAAAAGCGTCGTCCGATCATTCGGCGGCTACCAGTTGTCGAAATACCACGCATTTTAAAATATACGGTTTCGTTGCCGATTGCCGTGTCTTTATTCAATAGAACAGACGAAGCCCTAGACCCAATAAATGCAACGCCATTCAGTCCGCCGTTATCAATTTTAATTCGTCGTGTGCTAGTCCCGTCGCCTGTCCATTCCGTAACTTGAATGTTCATAATTACGTTTTCGTATGTATAGGTCGGCGTTTCTTTGTTTTCTTGCCCCGAACGTTCCAACGGCTGCGCTATCGAAGCTTGTATAATGTCGCCTTTGGCTAAACGCAAGTTCGGATTTACATTTCGGATTGTCCAATACTTAATATTAGAAACGCCCGAAATAGCAAGTTTATTGCCGTAATAATGGACTTCACCCTCGCTTTGTAAATACGCATTTGCCCCCAAACCGAACGACGGGGGGACAATCGAAATAAATAATTGATCTATAATTGTCGGGTCGACTTTTTCCTTTTCGTAGTTATAGCCTAAATAAATATTGTCGAAATCAATAATAAAATATTGTTCACCACTATTTAAACTTGGTGCGCCGTCTGGAAATATCGCACTAACGTCGTAACTTAATCCCGTCCCGTTACCTTGATTTAATGAGTCGGTAACGTTAGAAACAAGTTTACCGCCGCTAATCTTATAAGGAAATAAGCGATAAACTTGCCCCGAACCATTGCCCGAAAATGTAACGGTAAAATTCCACGGGTCTAGCGGATTCGCAATAAATCCAAGTTTAACGCCTGAATAATTACGGTCATTAACATACGCTAAAACAGGATGCCCAAATTTATCCGCACTCGTCCACAAAATACCTGCTAAGTCCCGATTACTTCGGAACTCGCAATTTACCTCGAACTCTGTTTCGGATTCTGAAACAATGGTACAAATGGATGATAACGGGAAATCTAAATGCCAATACCGCCCGTCGAAACGCTTTAGCGTTGAATTGGCAGGCGGCAACGGTTGGCAATACGCACTAGAGAACGCCATATAATTGCTCGGTAAACTCGAATTGAGCCGATACTATAACCCCGTCTATAGCAATTTGTCCACCGCTTGTCAATGCGACACTAACGCACGGATTGACCGAATTAATAGCCGAACCATTTACGGGGGGATTACGCAACGGCGGCAATATTGGAATATTGGCGTTACCGCTTGGGTCGCTATCGACTGCGGCGGTTACTACGTGCATTCTATACATGCCGTCACTGCATAAATAGCTTAATTGGTCGCCATATTCAAAAATACGAGTGCTTGCAGGGTAGCCGCTTGCTGCAATTGCGCCGCCCACTTGATTAGCCCCATTTATGACAGGCGTACCCAATTCAACAGACCGACGAGGAATATAGGAATAGTCTACAATGTGGGCAACTTCCGCCCCACCTCGTAACTGTGCCTTAATCGCCTTTAAAAGCCGACTGTAACGCATATCTAAGTTTTCATAGTTAAATGTTAGTTTCCACTTTGCGCCTATTAATTCGGTAATTTGTACGCCGCCAGTAAAGGGGGACGTTGCAATCCCCACATTATTAACGATGTCGCTGCTTGCCGAATCAGGGGCAAAAAGGGTCGTCCGTAAATCAATAGCCATATTATACCACCGCCGATTTAATTACTTTATTCCATACGCCGCCACTACGAACCGACTGCATAATATCGGATTGCGTTTTTTGACTGATAGCCGTTGCCGCTTTTTCTAATGCTTCCGCTTGCGTATCACCTGCGCCGCCTTGCACTTCGATCTCGTTAGTTATCTCGAAAGTAATGTATGTATTGCCGCCACCGCTTCCGCCTGCGTTTGCTGCGTTTTGAGCAACCGACGAAATAGGTGCGCCGCTATTCATGCTTTCAAGCATTGGGCGATATTTCTTAGTCGCCGACGCATTTACAACAAACTCCTTGCCGTGTACTACGCCTGCAACGTCGTTTACCCCACCATTACCCGTAAAGCCGCCCGTTTTAAATCCACTGATTGCGGCTAAACCTTTCGTTAATGCAACAGTCGACGCAATCCCTAAGTTAGCCCCAACCGAGTTCGTCCCGAATGATGCTAACGATACCATTGCAGCCGCAGGCGACCAAGCTGCCGCAGTTGCCGCCGCCGAAGCTGCGCCCATTGCAGTTGTTGTCGCCATTGCGGTTTTTGCCAACGCCGCATTAACCATATATTGTATGCCTAGCTTAACGAACGAGCTAATTAATTCGCTAACGGCTTGCTGTGCGACATTCTTTAACGATTCGCCTAAATCGTCGCCGTAAACAATTGCCCTGCCGATTGAGTCTGCAAAACCATTGCTAAACGTTGTAAAAAAGTTGCCCCATGAATCCGACAAGCCTTGCATAACGCCTTGATAGTTTGCGACGAATTGCCCTAGACCTGCGACAAGTGCGTCGTTAGTCGCAAGCGAACCCATTTGCATGTTAAGCTGTGCTTGCTGTGCGTTCAATTGCGCCATTTTAATGTTATACTGTTCGGCGTTTAAACTGCCGTTTGCTAAAGCTTCATTGTACGCTAATTGATTCGCTAAAAGTTCCCTTTGCTTGCCGACGGTAGTTTCCCAAATGGCATTTAAAGCGTCATGTTTACGTTGTTGCATGTCTAAAGCGTCGACGGTTTCCCGTATCTTGTCCGCCATTTGTTCGGTGAACGGAATACCTGCTTGCAATGCGGCGTTACGTGCTTGAATAACTTGCTGTTCAGCTTCCGACGCAATGCCAACCTTTTGCAATACGTTATATTGTTCTAACGCCGCTTTGTTAAAGTTATACATTGGGTCAACCGCTTTCATATATTCATCGGTCGCTTTTGCAATCAATGCGTTATATTTATCTTGTTGGATTGAACCAGTTGATAAAAGATCATTTGCGACGTTTACTGCGGCTTCAAAGTCCCTTTGTGGTTTCTTGATTTCGTCCAGTGCTTTTTTATAAGCTTTCTGTTCGTCGGTCAATTTCTCGACAGGTGATTTTTCTTTTTTGGTTTTGGCTTTCTTGCCGCCTTTGGTGTCCTTTTCGATCTGTTTAACAGTATTAACGCCGCTACCTCGCAACGGGTCGCCCTGCGCTGCATTGGCACGATTTACCGCATTAGTTAAAGCCCGACCCATTACAGCATTATAAGCCTTGCCCACATAATCAACGCTTGTGGCTGATTTAATGCCGTCCGCTAAATCTTTGGCAACCTGTACGCCTGCCTGTGAAGCCGTTGCCCGTGGTAATTTGATAGAAATAGCGTTTAAACCTGCGTTAAGTTTGTCGCCGACTTCGGGCGCAATATTTGTAGCAGCCGAAGCGACTGCCCGTAGACCGATCTGCCACGAGTTTAAAACCTTTTCGGCTGCGGTTGCTGCGGCATTTACGACGGCAGTAAATACAACGTCCATAAACGCAGGAAAATTATTCCAAATTGTTTTAATTGTGTTATATGCTGCGACCCAAAAGCCGATGACAAAATTAACGTAAGCTTTGGCAATATCGCCGATGCTGATATTAGTTTCGCCCCATGCTTTTGCGAGCATGTCAAAACGTGCCGTTACTTGCTCAATTACCCAATTCCATAATTCGACGGCTAGACCTGTGACGAAGCTAATAGCGTCGCCTATATACTGCCATACTGCGAGGGCTACGTCTTTCAATGTAACCATGCCGCCCTCAATGACTTTGATTTCATCACCGAATGCGATAATATAGGCGATTGCGCCTGCGATTGCGACGGCAATTAATCCGATAGGGTTAGCCGCTACCGCAACAGTAAACGAAATAACTGCCCCAGTCGCCGCAGATAATGCCGCAAGTAATGGCGCACCGAATACAGCCAACAATGCGACACCTAAAACCGCCGCAGCGACTCCAACATAACCCATATTTTGCGCAAGGAAATTTAGCCCTTTTGCTAGGTTCTCGGTTACGCCGAGGGCTTTGTCCATTTCACCGATTGCAACAGTTAAAGCGGTTTTAATATTCTGTAACGCTTGCGGTACTGTTTGCTGTGTTTTAGCATAAGTTTCGTCGGTTTTCGCCTGCATATCAGTTAAAGCTTTTAACAGGACTTCGCTTGTAATTTTACCGTCCGAGCCAAGTTTTTTGACTTCGCCACGAGTTACGCCCATTGCTTTAGCAACGGCATCTAAAAGCGTCGGCATGTTCTCCGCCAAGCTTCGGAACTCGTCGCCTTGTAGTAAACCCGACCCGAATGCTTGGGATAGCTGCAAGACTGCGCTAGCTGCTTCGGTAGTCGTTGCGCCAGTGTTAGCGAGTTCTTTGTTAATCGTTGTAATTAAACGTATGGTTTCTTCTTGGCTTTTGCCCATTGCCGCCATAGGTCTATCAAAACGAATAAACGCTTGTGAAACGGTATCAATACCTGTACTTGTTTGGATTGAGGTTTCGTACAAACGTTTCAATAATGTTTCTTGTTGTCCGACCGAATCCGTTACCGTTTTAAGTTTGTTATTTACGACAGTATATTCGTTTGCAAAATTCAACGCACCTTTAAGCGCAGTAAATGCGGCGGCTAAACTTGCCAAGCTTTTAACATAGCCGACTATGCCAGTGCTTGCGTTTCTTGCCGCACTTGCCGAACCGTTTAACGTTTGATCTAAACGGGCTTGCGCTTGTTGTTGACGAATTGCCGCCGTAGCTGCGTTCGTTTGCGCCTGCGTTGTTCTTGCAGTTTCAGTCGCTAGGCGTTGCGTTTGGGTCGTCGTCCGTTGGGTTTCGGTTGACAATCTTTGTTGCTGTGTTGCCGTGCGCTGCGTTTCAGTCTGTAAACGTTGTTGCTGCGTTGCAGTCCGTGCCGTTTCAGTTGCTAGGCGTTGCTGATTTAATAAAGCTCGTTGGGCTGCGTTGTTTTGTTGGTTCTGCGCATTAACTAAATTTTGCAAAGCCGAAGCCGAACCGTTAATCGCACTATTAAGACGATCTAGTCCGCTACCGTTAAGGCTGTTTAGTTCTTGTTGCAACTTTTCTAAAGCCGTGTGCGCAGTTCTCGCCGACGCTGCAATACGGTCAATTTTGGCAGGTATTGTACTAGCTACCCCGTCCTTGACCTCGACCGTTACGCTATTGGTATCCGCCATATTAGCCACCTATCTTGATTTTAACATTTTTAACAGACAATTCGCCAACCATGACGGCACGTTCGACGAAGCCTGCCGCCTGCTGTTTAGAATAGCCCTCATTGAGTCGCTTTATATATGGTTGGTTGTTAGTGATATAAATTACTTGACCTGCCTTTTTATTCGACAGGACTTTTTTAGCGGCGGCGAGGGTTTCGGCTGCCGACATATTTTTCGTGCTACCAAATTCGCCAACGTAATGCGCTTTACCGACAACGCCCGACGGTGCGCCTAAAGTGACAAACCAAGACGATAATGCTTTCGATGAATCAACGGGGGTTTTATATGCGAGTTCGCCAACGATTGTTAAAGCGACTTGAATAGCGGCATCATTGGCGGCGTTATTAACTTTCTTACTTAATTTGTCCATGCTATTCGCAAGGTCTAATAAATTCGCCATGATGCCACCTTTATTTTTTAGGGGGTTTTTGCTTCGCCTTTATTTGTTTTGCAACACGGTCAATATGCGATACGTCCATCCCTCTAATATGTTTAAATAAGCTTTCGGTCTGTTCTAGGTCGAAATCGAACGTTACTGCGTACTCTTTAATACTTAGCCATGATATAGGGCTTAAAGAATCGCCGCCGTTTCGGGTACTATCAAGATCAAAAAACGCCTGTAAGTATATTTCCAAACCGAGCATTAACTCGGGGGCATTTGCAATACTTTCGGGCAATGGCTCATTTGCTAACATTGCTTGTCTTGCGATATTGCGTTCGTGCTTGCCTATCCCCATTAAATACGCAAGCACTTCGATTAGTTTTTTGATTCAATTTCTAGGCTTTCGTCTTTGAACAATGCCGCCGATTTAGCTTGCGCCTGTAAGTCGTCGTATAATTCAGGCAAACGCTTCATTAACTTCATTGCATTTTCAAAGTTGAACGGCGCAAAACCCTCGTCGTTTTCGTCACCCGTTACGTCAGAAAGTTGAACGTTGTCCCAACCTTTTAAAATTGTTTTTACGAACACTTCGAGGAATAGTTTTTCGGCAGTGTCATTCGCCAACGTACCTAAATCCATTTGACGACGATACGGACGAGTCACAGTTTCGAGCGTCTTTGTATATTGTTGGTTCGCTCGTGACATACGACTAAGCCAAAACGTCGGGATTGTACCGTCGCTATTTTCGCCGTATTGTAGGGCAACGCCCTCGACTTCTTTTGCTTTGTTGGTTTCAAACTGTTTACTTAATGACATTTTCGTTAGTCCTTTTTGATTGGTTAAATTGCCCACATTATACAATTGTGCAATGTGGGCAAAGCCATTTTACTGCGGCATTGCCACGCTTGGCAAGTAGGCAAAAAATTCAGTCAACAACGTATAGCCGAATTTTGATTTAGCCCCGTTATTGTCAATTGGGATATTAATAGGGTTATCGGCTTCGATTGCCAATTGACCGCCCGACATTGACAATAAAGGAATGTCAAACAAGAAACCGCTATTTTGAGCCGCCGCAATTGAATAAAACCCGACATCGGCATTATTACGAATTGCTTGCACCGCAGCAATGTTCGTAAAGAATGCAGTAACCGAGCCGCCAACCTCGAACGTCCCAACCGATACGTCGAAACCGCCAACAGACCCCACGCCTTTAATGGCTGAAACGTTGTTATTGATTTCTAACGAACCCTCGGAAATGTAGCCAAAAAGCCCCGTCGGTTGCGTAGTCGCAGAATTATAAACATACATGCGATTAGCTTTAACGTCGCTTGAAGTGTTAAAAGCTTGCTCGCCTTTTGCTGCGACTCGTGTACCTGCTTTAATACCCTGCAAGCCTGTACGCTGTTCGTTATCCAAACCGACGAACGCAAGGTCGACGTTGATTTTATCCTCGGTCGGGATATTGATAGTTAGCTCGTTGGCTACTGCCCCAGTAACATACTCGGATTGTATGCCGTCTGCGTCACGCCCTAACTGACGCTCTAATTGATACGAACGTGTTTTAATGTTTTCGAGTAGCGGCTCGTTACGAACAACAACACCCCAAAACACTTGTAACGTTACGTCTGTCCCTGCATGTGCCGCAGGTGTGAACGTCGTAAGGTCGAACGTAATTGTTTTTTCAGCAATAGACGAAATACGTGCAAAGCCAACGTTTGCCCCAAGTCGAGTCGTAGTAGCATCACCCCCCAAGAAGACCCATTGACCTGCTGTTAATCCAAACGTATTAAACACGCCTAAAGTTGCGGTTAAACTTACGACACCACCTGCCACGCCGAGGACGACATCATCCTCGGCGAACTCATGCCCTACACGCTCAAGCTTTGCCGCAGTCGTCGGCGTTTCAGTGACCAACGAACCCCAAACAATTACACCCGTCGCATTCGCATCGGATACTTTTTTCAAGCCATTGTTTGACGGAACGCCGAAACCACTTGCGAAAATTAAATTGCTCGCCGCAAAGATGCCAAGCCCTGCCGCCGCTTCGTATTTAATCGTCGCAGCATCAACACCAGTTAAAGCAATCGAGTTGCCGTTATATGGCTGTGTGCTTGCGTCTTGACGAGCGTCCGCAAAGCAGAAACCTTGCATTAAACGGGTCAAGTTTGTTTTAGTTAAATCAGTGTTAAAGCCTGCCGTCGCATCTAAGCCCGAAATCGTACCTTTAAGGCGTTGGCGTGTTGGGTCAATCGGTGAACGTGAAACCGTAGAAATGTCCGCACCAAAGTCGGAATAACTGTTCGGTTCTTGGGCGTACCAAACGGGCGTAGTTGGCAATTGCTTCGGGCATTCTTCCTCGGCAATAAACAACGTCGTTACGTTTGAGTCAATTTTATTTACTTGACAAACCATGTTGTAAACTCCTTTATTTCACTTCGTCAAATTCAAAGTTTGCAACGACGTTTACCCTAAAAAATTGTTCTTCGGGTTCGATACCGTCGTTAATTCGTGCTTTACGGTAAATTACCCCGTCGTTACTCGAAGCATTGCGAAAAGCGTTTCGTAATTGAGTTGCCCACATTAATGCAAGCGTCCCGTTAGGTTCTGATCTCGGGATATAAAACTCGATGATTGCAAGCCCGTAAGTTGTGTATAGCTTTTTACCGTCGGACTGTTCGCACGTTGACAATGCGCTTTGTTCTTCGGTCACAATCTGCGTACTTGCCCGAAGCCAAATTTTACTAGCGTCGGGCTTCTTCTTGTTTACAATCATCGGGTATTCAATATGCGGAATATAATCAAAATGTGAAGCCGCTTCTTTGATCAATCCGAATATTGAATCCCTTGCCGCAATATAGTTCGTTGTCATTCTTGGATGTCCATTTTATAAACGACCACCGCATCACCGTTCGGACGAATTGGCGAAATTGCTTTTATGCGTCGTTCCACACCGTCGGAACGGATGATAATATCCTTTAAAGACGGCGTAAAATTCAGCGTCGGAACGTAAGCAACTTCGTTACCAGTTTGAACGTTTCCATTCTGCATCATTTGAAAAAGTTGCTCAATGGATGATTTATTCGGCAGAAAGACAACAGGGACAATATGTTCCGTTTTGGTCGGCTCGGTTCGTTCCCATTCTTTGCCGTCGACTTCTTCGCCGTCTTGCACGTTAATATAGCGGACTTTCTCGCCGTATTTAGTGATTAAGCGAGTCGCCGTATTTCTTAATCGGTCAAATTGTCCCATAGGTTACACCCGAATAGTTTTAAAGCCGCCGCCCGTGTTGCAATTCTCTTTTAACAGACTAAACAATAACGCTTTGATTGCAGGGAAAACGGGCGTAATGCCTGCCTGTATTGGGTCTGCGTAAGTGATTTCTAAGTCGCCGACTTTTTCCTTAGTAACGTAATTTGAAGCGTTCACCGTAGGCATAAGGTCGAAACCGTTTGCTTGTTCTATTACCGCTTGCATTTGCGCATTTTTAACCGCAACAGGCAAACCGACATTAACACGGGGAAAAGCTAAAGCCTGCGAATCTTTCAAACGCAGGCTTTTAAATTCGCATTCTAAGGCGTTAAGATAATCGGCGGCTTTAATCAATTGGGCGGCTACGGTGTCGTCGTCTTGCGATAAAGTAACGCCACGATTCAGGGCGTAATTTCTCGCTTCGGCGATTGCCGCATAAGTGTTAGAATTGTCTAACCCTGTGCCGTCCTCTATGACTAAAATAATCGCCATAAATCACCCCATTATTGATTTTTGCCCCATGCTGCGGACGGGTTAGCGGCTTCACCCTGCGGCGTTTCGTTTGGCGGCGTATCGCTAACACCTGCGACACGTTCTGCCAAGCGTTTTTTTGCTTCGGCTGCTGCGGCTTGTTGGTCGGCGACAATTTCGTCGGCTCGTGGATAGTCTTTGTATGCGTCAGGGATTACGCTACCTGCAACACCGTCACAAGCTTCGTCCGCACCTGTAACGTATTGAGCGTTACGAAACACGGTTTTAACGCCAAAACTTTGCGCTTCGAGTTCTTCGTCGGCAGTTGGGGCAAAACCATCAATGAAATAAATAATTTTTAATTTGCTCATTTCGATATACCTGTATTCGTTAAACGAACCCTAACGCCGAAACGTTAGGGCGGCTTTATTAGTGAGATTTAAGCAATACGCCTGCTAAATCTTTGTGCGAAGTGCTATATTTGTCCCAGTTTGTCGCAGTGAATAACGCCGCATTCGTTGGGCTTGCGCCGCCGTTTGCTTTGTCCCATGCGTAACCTTTGACACCTACGTTATACGACCATTCGGCTTGATAAGTACGGCGGATATTCTCGAAACCAGTTGCCGAAGTTTCAACCGCATCAAAGTCGTTATTTTGTCCAACAATAATCGAACCTTGTTGCAAGCCTAAAGAATAGAAACCGCTATCGACTGACGGCGTAGTCTGCGACCATAACAATGCAGGCGAATCGGTAATCACGAATAAACGACCGAACGGGTCACGAACAACGTTTACAGTTCCATAGTTAAACAGGTTTTCGGCGTTGGTCAACGCATTAACAAACAAAGTTGTTAATGGTGTCGAGTGCATAATCCAAGCACGAATAGCCCCTTGACGGTCGCCTAATTTACCTGCCGTTTGGGTCAACGAAATAAAACTCGTTTTGTCCGCAGGCGCAGTCGCCGCAGTAATGTTGTTTACGTTTGACGCAGTTTGCGACAACGCAGCAACACCAACACCGATACCCGTGTTTAACATATCCGCAAGCGAATCGCCTGCCAATTGTTGACCGAGTGCCGTGCCTGCTTCTTCGGGTGAACGTTGAATCCATTTAAATTGTGCAGGGTCGATACGCATTTCTTTCGTACCTGCTGCCACTTTAACGGACGTATCTTTAATATGTTTCAATGAATCGCTTGCGATTGCCGTATCCGCATAAGCGTTACGACGACGCACTAAGTTAGCAATTTTTGCAAAGAAAGCTTCTTCGCTGTAATCGCCTTGATGCGCCGCAGGTTGTAGAATGATAGTGCCGTCGCTTGCTTCGTTGAAAATCGCAATTTGTTGGTCTAAGACTTCGGTCATAGCCAAGTATGCGTATTCTGAATAAACGGCTAAATCTGATAATGCCATTGTGCGGACTCCTTATTCGTCGGCTGCTTCTTTACGTTCTTTCAATTGAGCCGCCAAGTCCTTAGCACTTAGTTTATGCGCAGGTATTGGGGCATCGTTATTGTTTGCAAAATTGGTTTTCGTTGCACCGCCCCGATTTTGGTCGTTTTTGGTACTACCGCCCGACCCTTTACCTGCAATAATAATAGCAGAAAAATCTTTGTTTGCAACGAACTCCTTTTCCAAGTCTTCAAGGCTTGCGGTTGATACTGCGCCGCTTGCGTCTAGCACTTTCGTTGCAGGGGTGTCGCCGTCTAAATCCGCTTGCAAACGGGCTTTAATGTGGGGAATTAACAAGGCAGGTGCGTTGCTGATCTTTGTTGCGATTTTTAACGCCGTGTCGTCAATTAGTGACTTTTTAAGGGCTGCGTCACGTTTCGCAATTTTGGCTTCGTATTCGGCTTTCTGTTCGTCCTGTTTACGCTGCCAAGATTTTTCTAATGTATCAATGTCGCCCTTTTTACGTGCGTCGTCGCCCTCTAATTCGGTTAAACGATCTTCGGCTTTTTTAGCACGGGTTTCGGCTTCGATGCGTAGCTCTTTTTCTCGATCTTTAGCCCGTTTTAATGCGCCCGTGTCTTCGATGCCTACGACATCAAGTTTATAGTCGTCACCGTCCGCAGCGTATTCGGCTTTAATGTCGGCAGGTAGTTTGTCATAATCTGCTTTTGAGATTTTGAGTTTTAGAGCCATGATAATTTCCTCACTGTAAAATTAAATCTATTCGCTTGGCATACTTGTCAAGCGTCAAGGCTTCGTTTGCGCTATTTCTAACGTCTTTAGGTTGCTTACTAAACCACTCGTCGAAAGATTCGTCGGGCGGCTGCGTTCCCGTGTATGGTTCAATGTGCGAACGACAACGGTAATGGGCAGGCGGTAATTTACCCGACCCGAAACGATAAACTTTGCCGTTAAGTCTTAGGCAAATATCGCTTGTTTTGCTGTCTAGGATTGAAACCCATATATAACTTTTGTAGTAAGCCGACATTACGGCGGCTTTAACTTTTAAATAAACTTGCTGCGTTGCGGTTGCAGTTACGGCGGCTTCTTGTCCTCGGGCTTTGTCGAATGCTGCGGCGTACTTGTCTAATGTGTCTGCAACAGTGTCGCCGTTAGCCCATGCGTCTTTAGTCACTTTTACAATTGCATAAGTTGAAGCGGCTGTAAATGCGGTAATCATTCCGCCGATTGTCATATTATTAACAGGGGCTTTTTGCTTTTGAACTGCTGCCCACATTAATAACGGGAAAAGGGTAGTTTCCTCGTCCTCGGTTGGCTCGCCTGCATCCCTGTCAAACGCATTGGCAAGGCTTTCGTCGAGTTCTTCGTCGTCCTCGCTTATGCGCTTAACACGGTCATAAAACATAATTTGCATTACTAGCTTACGAGTCGCAAACATAAACCGCTTTAACCATTCGAGCAAGGCAACGGCGTATTTATTATAAACCTTTGACATGCTGCGACGAATCTTTACGATTAATTTATTAAGGTCGGATTTAGTTAAGCCGTCCAAAGTGTTGTAATTGACGTTCTCAAATTCTTTCTTGATTTCGTCGAACATTTCTTTAGTGTACTTTCTAAATTCGTTTGCTTTCGTACTTCGTAGACTGTCAACGTATAACGACAGTCTAGTTAATGCGTCATGTAGTTTCATCACCGCCGCCGTTATTGTTTAATCCAGTGTTTAGGGCTTCGATTTCCTTTGCACGTTCTGCGTCAATCTTGGTTTTAGCGTCTTCGTCCTTTTCAGTAGCGACCCCACTTTTGCGCAATACTGTTCGCATTTCTTCAAACGTTAATGCGCCTGCTTGCCATTCTTTAATAACTTGCGCTCGCTGTTCAGGCGTATATTTACTAATGTCGAAATCAGTATTTAAACGGTACTTAATTTCGCTTTCCGAACTGCTAATAAACTGCAATGCTGTTCGGAACGCCCATTCTACTACGTCCGACACATTATTCGCAACGTTTGCAAGAATGGAATTGCTAGAAACTTCGTCTTGATTCGCTTCCGTTGCCGTGCGTTGAACCGTTTTATTTTCGACGAGTCTTGCGCCAATGGCTAACATTTGTTTTTCTTTCATTGCCATAGCTTCAAAGGGCATTGTATTCGGCTGCATTTGAAGCAAGCCCATAGTCCCACCCTGCGGCAATGGAACGCCGCCCCATGAGCCTAAACGGACTTTTCCGCCCATAACGTTGTTAATCCATTCTTCTGTTAAACCTGCTGCCCAAAATGTCGGCTGTCCCATTACAAAGCTTGCTTCCTCATAATCGGCGGAATTGCGATAATGTGCGAGGTTTAAAACCGCCATATCGTACATTACAGGCGTATCGACTGCGCTATCGTTATTTTCCGAACCACCAAACGAAAAAGGAATACGTCGCAACGGTTCGCCGTTAAAATCCTGTAAATAAAATTCGTCTTTTAACTTTTGATAGTTTTTCTTTTTCGGTACGTTCACGCCGTCCCAGTTCGTCGGACTTGGTTCACGCCAAACCGAAAGCTTAACCCGATAGTCGCCTTTCTCGTCGTCTTCGAGTTCATATACACGGAATTGGCACGAGTTTTTAATCTCGAAACCGTCGTCGAAATAAGGGAATAATTCGGCGATAACAATTAGGCTATAAACGACTTCGCTGCCGATTTCCATAGTACGCCAGTTTGTTACGTGTTGCGGTGCGACTAGCGTTATTGTTGGACGGATTCGCTTTTCCTGTAAATCTTTTACAGTTACTACGCCCTCAGTTGTTGGGTAGTCAACGTAAACACCATATCGAGAATATGCGCAGGCAAACGCTAGCATTTTATGCGCCATTTGCGCCATGCTTAAACCCTCGCCCGTTGCGTCTTCGTCTAGGATTTCCAGTTCGGGCGGTATAATTTTGTCGATAGGCTTTGCAAAGACCGTCGAAACTAAGCCGTTCACCGTGCGACCTGTGACGTTATAGTAAACGGCACGGGCTAAATAAGCGGCATAACGTTTCGTATTTTCCTCGCTATCATCGTCGGCGTTAGGCATTGGTAAATACTTCGTCCGTGCTTTCTTAACTGCGTCCTGTCCTGAAATACAATCACGAATAGCCGCATATAACGGCAAAACGTTCGACAGTTCAGGGCGTATAAATGCGACATTCGCCATTGTATTAACTCCTTATTTCGGTTTAACTAATTTAAAGCCCGTTGCGTACTGTTCTTTGTTCTGTAAAACACGGTAACGCACTTCGTCCCATATATGATCTTCGCTATCGGTGTCGATGTCGTCCATATTTTTAGGGTCACGGGGCAATGTGGGCAATATGGCGAGTGTAGCACGGCAACAGTCCATAAAATAGAGTCCTGCGTCCTCGCTGCCCTCGCTTGCGTTCTCTAACAATGTTCGGGCTATCTCTAAGCCGTTGATTCGTGAGCCTGCCGATTTATCCGATTTCGTCCACGAAATGCCTACGGCTTTCATTTTCTTTTCGATAGTGTCGACATCATCCTCGACGACGTTTCTAATCTGATTATCCGCCGCCCCTGCTTTTGGTTGCGTATGTATCCAACCTGCCGACATAAGTGCGATTTCAATATCCCTTATGCCCTCGGCAACCTTTTTCGACGATAATTTCAAGCCTTGATTCGTCCCAATTTCTTTCGAGCCGTACCATTCAAAAATGCGAATAAGTGAGCCTTTAGGGGGGCAAAAGGTTTCGATAGTTCCGTCGGGGTGATAAATTTCCGCTTCTTCGCCGTTAGCTTCCGCCCACCAACCGACACTAAACGGGTGCGTACTTCCCCAGTCGAAAGACCTATCTATACGCCAAGATTTAGGGACAACAAAGCGACGCTTGACTTGTTTTGCAGCGTTCCAAACGTCGTCGAATCCGCCACCTGCTACAATGTCCCAGTCGCCATTTAACCATGCCTTACGGCGGTTTTCGTCTTTTTCGTTATGCAATTCGGCAATGTATTCGGGGCTTAAATAAATATTTTCAGTCCACGAGCCGAAAATCGTAACTTGTATTTTTTCGACTGTAATGTCCTGTCTAGTCTTCGGGTCGAAAATGGTTGTATAGGTTTTGACAGGTACGCCGTAGGGCGCAGGGTCAATAAAGCGACGCTTAACCCAGTTATGCCCTGCGCCGTATGGGTTCGTCGTTGCGATAACTTCGAGGGGCATAGGCGGTAAATCAGGGTCGGGGATGCCGCCACTTTCGACGAATATCTTTTCGCCAGTTTTGTAATATATTTCGCCGTCAATTCTAGGCGCATCTTTTTCGAGTGTAAACGACGAACGATTCGTCGACATCATCATATTAAATAAGTTTGGGGTCGGATATTTCGTTAATTCGTTCCATCCAATAAATGCGTATTCGTGTCCGTGGTAGTTCCAATAATCTTCGTCTTTCTTTGCGACACGGAATAACAATTCCTCGCCTGTTTTCCAAACCCATTTTAAACTTGATGCCGATTCTAAGAATCTCGCACCGTCGTTAAATTGCGGAAACCACCGTTTTGATTTTGTTATAATGTCCTCTAGGTTTTTATATTCTCGGTCAAAGATTACGCCACGCCAAAACGCCCCATAACCCAAGCCAACACGCCGACGAAAACGCATTAACTGCGTGTCGGTTTTCATTGCACCCCGTTCGCCCGATAATAAAATATGATGCGCCCTTGCATCGAGTGCAATTTCTTGGGAACTGTTCGGGATTGGTTGCCAAATTACGTTAGCTTCGTTGCTGTTCTCGTTGTTCATTTCGTTGGTTCACTAAATTGGCTTGCTGAATTGCGGCGGCGTTTTCCCAGTTTTCTTGTGTACCGAAATCACGAACTAACATGACGGCACTGCCGACGTTTATATTAGTCCCACCACCTGCGCCAATTTTTGAATCGAAAATCCCTGCAATACTTGCGAACTCTTTTGCGGCGTTAATTCTGTCTTTAGCGTCGACCATCATACTGTTAGCCATAGACCAATATAACATAGCGACATCGAACCGAGTTGCAATTTTGCGGATTGCTCGGGGGTCGCTTTTTAGTTCTCTAAGTATTTTTTCAAGCTTGTAAGAATTAGCCCAATGATGCGATATAACCATTGCGGCGGCTTGATTGCCGTCCGTCAGTTCTAACGCCGCTTTGTACCGATCAAGATTAACAAGGCACAATTCGGCATAGTCTTCGATTTTGTATTCGTTTAAAATGTCCGTTGCGTTGGACGTTGGGACGGGCTTAGTTGTCCACTCCAT